CACCTCTTTTAAATCCGTGATGATATTCAGTTGCCTTAATACCACACTCTTTAAAGATTTGTCCTAATATCTTTTGTTTGATACCACTAACAGGTCCGTTAGCTTCATATCCCATGTTAGCACCATTACGAGCTCTCTCATCTGATATATTTTCTTTATACCATTCGGCACGATTTTCTTTTAACCATTGATGCCAAGGGTCATAATACTTATCATCCGGCTTAATGCTAATCTTACCAGCCGATTCACCTAAAGTTTTGAAAAGTGGAATACCATTGTATTGAGAATGGATACCATACAAAGATGTTGTACCTACTGCTATAAGTACATTCTCATATTTCTTCTTCCAATACTCTCTTACTTCCGGCACCGTAGTCATCATAGCGATTAACTTACCACCTAAGAAGTTATAACCCAATGGTTGAGTACATACAATTGTAGAAGCAATAGTTGTATTATTTAACTTACCTTTTACAAATTTATCATCTTTAGTCCAACCAATGAAGTTATCTCTCACACCTAATGCGGTTACATCGGATGCTAAAGAGATTTGACCTAATAACTTTCCGCTTGTTCTATCTTTTACATTAATCTTTACATTTCTGCCAGGGTTTGCTGTAAAATCCATTGTGTGAATCATTCGTCTTACCGCTGCCCACTTAGTAGATTCTTTGGCATCATCCACAATCTCAACGTAAGGGTCTAACGATTCAATTTCTTTTATCGTTAGCTCCTTATTGTTGATGTCAGTTGGTCTCCATTGAAGGTCATAATAAGATGCAATTTGGGATTTAGCCTGAATCATTGTAGGGTCTTGCAACTCTACCCACTTTTTGTATAAAGTTTGCTCCTGCACAGACATCGTCATTAGATAGTCCATGTTTTCTTTTAACTTTTGTTTTTCAACATCAAAGTCAAAGACAGGTTTTTGTGGTTCGGTATCCCAAAAGCTCATAATTACTTAATTTCTACGAGGTAATAGTTTGAAGTGTAATCACCATCGGTAAACGATACGTGTGATAATCCTTTAGATGAAATCTTTAATGAAGATGTCTTAGAACCTTTGTTAGCCATTAAGATAGCTTTCAAATACTTTGCTGAAAATGCTATTGGTTCAATATCTTCTTTACATTTACAATCTACAGCGATTGAAATTCGGTTAGAGTTAATTGAAGAATAACCCAATATAACTTCACCACTTCCACCTTTACAAGTGAATGTAAATGTATCAGCATCAGCCAATGCACCTTTAGATTTGATGAACTTGTTAATAAAGTCATCATTAAGTGTAATCTCTGCATCAAATTCAGGCAAAGCCTTCAAATCGGGTACCGCAGGAATTACTGAAGGTGCTGCTAACATATATTGTACCTTAGTACCTTTATCAGCGAACTTAACTGCTCCAGTTGTTTCTTCTACAGTGATTGCCTCATCCAATACACTCAACAATCCTTTTAATTGTGATGTAGTGTAGATGCCAAATTCACCTTTTGGAAAATCCTTTTCAGCTACAGTAACATCACCCAATAGAGTTTTGTCATCTGAAATCATTCTTACTGAAAGATTCTTACCATCGGCTTTTACCATAACGGATTCAATCTCACCACCAAGGTTGTAACGATTGATAAAACCATCAAATTTACTTTTGTTCATAATATACTTTTTATAGTTTAAGTTTTAGAAATACAAATATACGAAAAATTATTCAATCTACCAAATTAAAATGAAAAGAATTTTTCAGCGGTTTTAGCTGCGGAAAGTACCTCTCCCCATCCTAATGCTCCATAAAAATCCTCTAATTTCTTTAATAACTCCCTTTCAAAGATTTTGTCATAATCAATATATTGAGTTACCAACTCCATAATCTCAGGTGAATCATTATATCCTTTAAATGCCAATCCCTCTAATCCGTATGGGTTTTGTTTTAGATATACCCATTTAACTTTATCACCATCTCTCATTGGTTCGTATTTAGATGGAGATTTAAAGTGAACTAATAATTGATTATGTGCAATTGCTGCTTTAACGTGCGCCGGAGTTGCTGATGCAAATTGGAACATTGCCGTTGGTTTCTTAGGCATGTACTTAGATAATTCCTTTACAGCCGAATTCTTAGCTATTGAAGTTACATCCATATTAACCAAATCTTTTTTGAATGCCTGAATCTTATCAGTCAAAATATCTTCAGTATCACCTTTTAGAATTTGAATAAGAACTTCACCCATAAATTTACGGAACTCGGCCGGATACGATGAACGTACTACGTCCAATCCTTTCACATCCAATCTATCCATCGGAATACCATTCTCAGCCACAATCCATTGTGCGTATCTTTTCTTAGCAATCCAAATACCACTTCTACTAACAAACTCTTTTTTAATTTGGAAACGATGTTTTTCTTTTGCTACGTTGAATATTTTTTCAGCCAATACATCATAAAAGTTATTTAAGAAATCCTGCGTTTCACCAGCTATACCATCCACTAATTGTGCAATCTCACTATCTTCTCTTTGTTTCCAATCAGGAAATCTAAAATCTAAGATAGGAACTGCTGAAAAGAATACGGAATCAGTATCAATATAAATGTTATAATCACCGCCTTTAGTTCCCAACTCTTTGTTGTATTTAATGTTAGCCATATCCGCAGTTGATTTAATTACGGTCTGACCTGTTAGTGTTACCGCCTCAGCGTTATCCACATCATAGAAACGGAAAGCAGGTAATCCTAATACTCCATAAAGAGAGTTCAATAGAATCTTTTGTACCAGCTGTCTTTTCTTATAAAATGCGTATTTTTCTTTATCACCAGCTTCACCAAACTTCTTCTCCAACTTACGGAATTCAACCCTTTGGTCAAACCATAAATTAAGAATATCAGGGATACAACCCGGCTTATCAGTTTTATATAGGACACCATTTGATGCTACCGAACACTTAGCTTCTTCAAATAGTTTCTTTAAGTTTTCTTTTGTAATCTGCCTATCACCAATTGTGTACATATCAACTTCACCTTTCATAAACTTTTGTGCATCCCAATCATTAATCTTACCAATCTTAGTTTCAGGACTGATGTTTACAGTCATAATGATTGATGGGTAAAGTGAAGTTAAATCCAAGTCATATATCCATTCGTATTTACCAACGATAGGTGCTTTAACATATGCTCCAATAAACTTCTCTTCGTGATTCTCACGGATTGCTTCCATACGTTCTTGTCTATCCGCAGGTTTGTTTGGTGCTACAATATTCTTTCTTTTAAGGTAAGTAAGCATCGCACCCTCTAAGTATTTAGATGAGTAAACGAAATCTTCATACGGAACATGTCCAGCGTGGCATATACCTCTACACAAATCAATGAATTGTAATTTTCTATCCAATGATACTACGAGGTCAACGTCAATTAAGTTATACTCAATAAACTTTTCAATATCATTCTTAAACAATTCATCTAAGTTACCTTTATATTCAACCTTACCACGTTTAAGTTCTTTCATAGCGATAGAATCTAAACGATAGTTATCCAATTCTGAATAAGTGTATGTACGATATAATTGTAAGTAGTCCAAATACGATACACCTGCCATAAAGAATCTCTTACGATATGGTGACCAGAAACATTCTCCGATTGGTGATAGCCTATTAGCGTGTTTAGCACCCAATAATCGTTTAATACGATTGTATAAGTAAGGAGTATCAAAATAATCAATGTTCCACCCAGTAACAATACTTGGATTTATCATTTCATACAAATCCAAATACTTTAAAATCATATCCCTTTCATCTCTAAATGGAATTACAGTTCTATTACCGGTATTACTTTCTTTCATCTTACCAGCCTTATCCATAATAAGAACCCAATAATGGTCAGTAGCAGAATCGTGCAAACCTATCGCTGTAAGTTCGTTCTCTGCTTTTTCCATATCAGGCAAACCCGTTTCCATTTCAACCTCAATATCGTATGTAAGCGTAACATGCCCTTCCGATGGAATATCGGAATCGGTATAGGTATCAACTAAAACACGTGTGGTTTCAGGAACATCAGATTCAAATAATTCAGGATCATCTTTTTTGAATTTCCATATTTTAGTTAGCCTATCACCATAAAGAGAAACATATTCACCTCTATCAGCTTTCTCATAAGCATATCTACTATATGGGAAAGTGCGGTATCCCAATTTATCATCCCAAATGTGCACTAAATTCTTTTCTCTTTGATAATAACAATTTTGATACATCTATTCTTTTAATTTTTTATGTAATTCAATAAGCATCTTTCCTTCATTTTCTGAAAGTTCTAATGCTCTTTCAATACTTTTTTGTTCTCTTTCTTTTCTATAAGTATCGTCATCCAATATCTTGTCTAATAGTTCAAATAGGTCTTTTTTAAATTTAAAGAACAATCCGTTTGGTTCTATTTCCTGATAACATAGTGATTCTTGATATATCATTGGTGTACCATTCATCAAGCAATCCGTTGCCGATACACTCCAACCATAATTTGTTTGCCTCATTTGAATACCAACTTTACATTGTTGTAATCTACCATAATATTCATGCTTTGGAAGTTTAGTAGCATCAATCCAATTATGTTCCGGTGTTCCTTTTAATTGAGGCACCCATACACTAAAATCTTGTCTACGTTCCCTATATTCTTCCATCAATTTAATGAAAGCGGGATAACCTTTATAAGCTGCTGCTCTATGATTGAATACTATAATATTTCGTTTTTCTTCCGATGCTGATTCTATTACATTTTGTTTTGGTAAACCTAAGTTCCATACCACTAAAATATCATCTAGCTTTTTAACAAACTCATCATTGAACCAAATCTTAGCTTCTTCTAATACTCTATTCTTTTGGTCTTGTGTATTAAGGTAGCAAGTTTCCATTTGAGATATACCTAATAATTCAATTGGCATCCATCTCCATTTATTTTTTCTATCTTCCGCATTGCAGGATTTCATTTCCCACCAATGGCAATATCCAATTATTTTAGTATCAAATGAATTCTTATATCTTCCAACTTGAGGCCAATCAGGCAAATGTGAATAGATAACATCATACTCTAATGTTTCTAACAGCTTATTGAAATCCGGCGGATAGGTACGCATTTTAATCATATCACCAGAGAAGGGTAAGATATGCTGCTTTACATTTAGTAAATTCAATTTCTTAACCGGCTCGGGTAGTATAATATTCCAAAAGTATTCTCCGTGTTGCTCTAAACCTTTTATATGGTTATAGATAACATCAACGAATGAATCCTTTTCTATATTAGCGGAATTGGTGATATTAGGTATCACCAAAACACGCCTTGCTTCTTTACTTAATTGCCCTTCCCAAAAATTCATTAATCTAATTGATTTGTAATTGTTGTTTGCATTTCAATAATTTGAAATGTATATTTAAGTGGATGTAAGAAATATTTTAATTTTGCAATTGCATCCGGTTGATAATCTTGCTTCCACTTATCTTCAGCAGCTGGTCCGTTGTGATGAACCAATATAACCAACTTTGATTTTGTCTTTTCTCTACTTTTTGTTTTCTTATCAATTTCAGTTTCACTAAATATATGATTAAAAATATTATCCCACTTAAACATTGCTGATGATAAAGCTATACACATTGTATCTTTATCTTTAGTACTATCTTTTTTTGCTTCCAAAGCTTTCTTACCAGACCCAGTTGTATAATCAATCCACAATTGATTGGCCTTCTTTAAATCATCTTTATCTATTTCTTTCTGAGCTTCTAAAAGAATTGATTTTATTTGTTTATTTGTAAACTTCATTTCTTTAAGAAACTCTTTGTTAGATGAATCATTTACTGGTACTCCTTTTAAGTGTTGAGTTTGGATATATTTTATCATATCCAACTTACTAGCACGTTGCTTTACTACATCAGAAGGTCTATTTAAAAGATTACCAACTGCTATTAATTCCTCATTTGTATATTCATTATGTACATCTTCAGGAATTACAGCAACAATAACATCTCTACCATGCTTTGATTTAAGAATACCAGCAACTGTATGGTTTCCATCAATAATAACATTATTACCAGCTTGTCTAGCTTTAGCTACAACCACTGGGTTACATTTATCAGTATTTCCACCCGCATCATCAATCTTTTCTGAAATTTCTCTTACATGCTCAGGATTTTCTAAAAACCTTACCTGTAACTTAAAGTACTTACTTACTTCTTCTATTGATTCTTTTGTATCCAATGTAAATTCGCCATTTTCAATTCTTGCAACTAACTCCTTAACTTTATCCACATCAATTGGTTTATACTTTGGAGCTCCATTTGTTAAATTGAAATACATAGGATTGTTTTTAGCATCAGCTTCAGAAAGTATTTTGTGTTCCGACACAGTCATTTGATTATAATCACCATATTCTAAAATTTCAAATTTAAGATTAGAATCGGTATTAGATAATAGTTTATTAAACTCTTTATTTTGTGATGAATGCCAATAACCATCACCAACATATCCTTTATGGACACCAACATATACTCTATTGGTATCCATATCGGTAAAACGATATAAATATCCCTCATATGTAGTGGGCATATTTCCTAACTGAACATCTTTAACTGATTCCGGTTTATTTGCAAATAAATTCATTCTTTTATGTTTTATGATTTTAAAAATTTTACTATGTAAAGATACGAAAAATCCCCCAATTTGCCAAATAAATTAGGGGATAATTTATAATCAATTGATTATCAATGAGTTACATATTACCAATAGTTTTCAGCCCCTTCAGGTGCTACATAATTCGTTTCATGTCTTACCACTTCGGTGTTAAAATCGGTAGCACTTTTTGGATATGATTTGATGGGATGTTTGAGTGCCTTCATCATAGCCTTTCTTTCTTTCTTATCTTGTGGAAGTAATTGTACATATCGGTGCTTTGGTGGCTCCATTCTTCTCCAAAAGTATTGATAACCTTCTTTACCAATTTCATTTTTTAAATGCTCTAAGTTACCACTACCCCATTTACTGAATACAGTTCTACTATGAATCCATTTGTAAGGATTTTCTTGCAAAGATATACCCCAATTTGGCATTAATGCAATATCAGATGAAATACCCTGATATATCCAATTGGTAGCTTGATAAATTGCTCCTAAGTGTTGTTGTCCTGCATCAGCATAAGATAGTAACAACTTAATATTTTTATCATTTTCTTTAATCCACTTAAACGATTGTGATATTGCATATGATTCAATATTAGAACCATAACCATCATCACAATACAAACGGGTCAATTCTAAAATGTTATCTTTAGTCAATCCTTCACAAACAGATGTTGCTGCTTTTGCTCCAACAGGGAATCCGTAAATAATACAACCTATAAGTTTATCACCATCAAAGGTCATAGCATCTTCTGATTTATAATAGATACCTAATGCATAACGGCAAGATGTCCAAGCGTGAGTATAGTGTCTCTGAACAATAATATCTTTTGCGATATTTTTAGCTATTGGTGCGATGTACACTTTACTTACATCACAATATTGTTTACCTTCTACTTTCATTACCAGAATTTCTTTTTATCTTTTTTAGGTGGATTGGTTTCCAATTCCTTTTTTAATTTCTTTTTTTCAGCCGGCGTTAGGTTTGTCATCTTCTGCCATTCTTCCAACTTTTCCCAACTATCAATTATATAATAACCTTCCTTATCCTTTGTTAGCTTTGCCATTTGCTAATGCTTTTTCCAATGTTGATTGTTTCTTTTCCAACTTTGCCAACTTTGCTCTTTGCTTCATTTGTTTATCATAGCCGGCTGGATATTTGTTTGTTACTTCAATAGGTCCATTTGGAAATTTCTTTAAATCATATTTCCAAACTGATTCAACCCCATCATCATCTTTATATACGTGTTCAAACTTTGTGGGTTTTTCTATTGGTCCTTTAGATACTGCCATATCATAAATTTATACAAATATACGAAATTATTCTGAAACTACCAAATCTATCGGGTCCATTCTATGAACTTCATCAATAATATCCAACTCTACCTTTGGATACGGAAAGACCTCATGTTTAAGTGATTTTAAGAGGGCTTTACGCTCCTTCTTATCTTTGGTTAGAATATACACATATCGGTGCTTACGGGGTTCTCTTTTAATCCAGAATGGGCTTGTAACCATTGTCTGAATTATCTTCGGGTCATTCGTTCCGTACTTCACATAAGATGTCCGAGAATGATGCCATTCATCATCTTCACTCCATTTGAAACTCCAACTATCTGACCATCTGATTTTATTACCCTGATATATCCAATTGGTAGCTTGATATACCGTTCCTAAGTGCCCAGCATTTGGGTCTGAATAAGATATAAGTGCTTTGATACGAGGTACATTAGTTCTTAACCATTCGAAAGTTTGTCCAACGAACCAACTTTCAATGTTACTACCATACCCATCGAATACGAATAGTCTTGTCAATTCTAATACACCATCTCTAGGAAGTAATTCGGAAATTGATGCTCCGGCGTTTCTACCAACCGGGTCACCATAACAGGCAACTCCAACTAATTGTTCGTTTACACCACTAAAAAAATTATGTTCATCTTCGGATATATAAAACAAGCCAATAGCATAGGATACCTTTGTCCATATACCACTGTAATGGTTATTGACAATAATATCCTTTGCAATATTCTTATTGATTTCTCTTATTGAGAATTTGGATATGTCACAATATTGTTTTCCTTCTACTTTCATATACTACCAGACCAAAATTCATTTAGATGATTCCAAGTTTTACGTTGGATAATCTTCATTACATTGGCTGGGGAAACTTTATTGTTTCTTGCAATCACCTTTACGTTTCGGTGACCCATATTCCATAATCTTCTGATGTTTAGAACTTGCTCATCTGTCAGTTTAGCGGCAGGATGAGTTTGCCCTCTTAAAATAGCCATGTAACCTTTATTAATATTTTTTATCCTATTGCTTCATTGATAGCGTTTTTATAAGCTACCTTTGAAGTTAATCCTTGAAATCTTTCAACAACAACACCATCCTTTTCAACAATAACTAATGGAATTGAAGTTACATTATATTGTTGTGCTTCATTTGGAGAATTATCTACGTCATATTCAATGAAAGTTGCCTTACCATTAAATTCTTCTTTTAATTGTTCCAAAACAGGTTTTAGCATTCTGCATGGTCCACACCATTCTGCTCCAAATTTTTTAATCGTTACCATCGTTTATTGTTTTATATTGTTTTTCTAATTCTATATTTCCTTTTATGTGTTTAGGTTCGTAAGGACAGTGTCTACACCCATTACCACAACAATAGCCACGCTCTATGTGGTATTCAGGTGTAAACACTATCCTACTACCTTCAAAGTAATACAGCTCCTCTCTTTCTTTATTTAACTTCACAAGCTCCCCCTGCACATGCCAACTCACCACTTAAGTCAGTTGTATCTTCCAATTCTACAACTTTACTTAAATCAACATCATGTAATGTTTTCATAAGTTCTTCGTACTTCTCTTTAGTGCAATCTTCAAATGGAGCTTGAATATAAGTTCCACCATCATAAGGTAATACTGAAAGTCCATTGTAGAATTCTTTATTATCCCACATCCATTGCCCAACCGCATCCCACTCATGCTCTCTAATTGAGATTGTAGCAGATACGTTGTGTGTATTGTTACCACTTCTATGCCCTGGCTTAATCCATTCACCATGCACTCTCTTAACTCTTTCCAATAATTGAATTGGAGATTCGGTTCTAAAAATTGCATCTGCTGGAGCCATTTGTGGAATACCAATTACCGCAGTATCATGTGGTCTAAAATATTCATCTTCTACCAATTCAGGGTGATGTATTACTAAGTGAGAATAAATTGCTTCATTCTTACCCACCCTTACTCTACGAATATAATAATCATTGTGCCAAGCGTGAATACCGGATGATGTTCCCAAAGTTAATGATGTAGTTCCAGCAGGCTTAACAGTTGTAGTTCTAGCCGATGCGTTGATACCCATAACTTCTGCTAATCTTTTGTTTTCTACTTTAACAACTTTAGCTGCTTCTTTCATATCTAACTTTAATACTGCACCACTTCCGATACCAGTCATAGATACTCCGATAAGTGCATCCTTTTCAGTTGTTCTTTGCCAAATAGGTCTTAGATAATGGAAATCAGTATATCCAGCCTGTAATGTTCCAATGAATGATGCTGCTTTAACTCTTTCGTTTAAATCTTTTTGGTCAACTACATCAGAAACATTTACTTCACATAAGTTACAGAATTGGAAAGGTCTTAATGCAATCTCACAACAAGGATTAGTTCCCCAATCTTTATCGTTTGATAAGTAGATACCAGGTTCACCTGCTCCACTTGCTTCAATTCTTTTCCATAAATCCATAAAATACTCTTTGGTAATTTTATGTCTCATTAATACTGCCGAGTTATTTGCTCTACCTCTTTGTGGATTATTTTCCCACCATGCACCACTCTTACAACTAATCATTTGCTCATCAGTTGCGGAGAATAATGCAATCAATGCTGCTCTACGGATACCACCTGCTAATACTGCATCGGCAATGTGACAAACCATATCATGCACTTCAATTGGTTTTAATTTCTCACCATCTTTTTTTGCATCTAAGATACCTTCCAATTTGATAAGGCACTCTTTCAATGGTTGAGGACCAGGTGCTTTACCACCAGATGTTACCAATCGTGCTCCCTTCTCTCTAATATCTCTAAAATCAAATACCGGCTTACTACCACCAAAGAAATATGCTTTTACAATTACTGAAACTGCATCAGCCCATCCTTCAATAGAATCACCGATTAAAAATCTTCTTGTCTTATCAGCTGATGGCTTCCTGATTTCAGGCAAAGCATCAACGTGATGTTGTTGTACTGAATAACCTACTCCCGTCCCACCTAAAAGTAAGAACATAATTTCTGAAAATACTCTCCAATCATCAACCGGCGCAAATGCACAGTTGTATATTCTATTTGGTGACAATTCAATTGGTTTACCAGCGAACTGCATTGAACGCATTGAAGGTAAAACCTTTTTATCATATACGAGTTTGTAGTTCTCTCTAATTTCTGCTTCTAATTTTGGGAACTTCTTAATATGCATATTCATATTACGAGTTACCAATTCTTCCCAGGTTTCCCTTCTTTTTAATTCTGGTCTGTACTTTGCGTACTTCATATAGACCGTAATCTCTGATAAAATTCTTTGTGAAATGTCCATTTGTTTTGTAAAATTTAAATGTTTGTGAGTTTGATTTTTTCAGGAAAACCCGAAAATAAAAAAATAAATATAAGGCCTCTCACCAAACGATTCAATTTTGTGGATAAAAAATCCACTTTTCTTTAAATTTTTTTGGTGTCAAAATTCTAACCTATTAAAACATAAGAAAAGGGGAGAGTTACTCCCCTATCATTATGCTGCCTTTTGCTCTTCTGTTGAAGCTTTCTTATACGCAGTTACTAATTTCTTCAACTCACCAATCGCTTTTCTAGCTCTTGATTTGTTTACTTTCTTAGTACCATTGTGCTCAGTTTCAAAAGTTGTGAATAGAGCTTTCATTTGTTCGAATAGTTCTTGACTGTTCATAGTTTTTGTTTTTAAATGTTTATCCTAACCCCGTATTGGTATTTGGTTTACTACCAACCGGCATTGCTTCCATATACTTTTTGTGTAACAATTGTCTTTCCATTTCGGCTCCATTAGCACTCTCTTTAGTTGCCATCATTCCATCTGCTGATGTAGCGGTGTAAACATCCAAAGTACCATGTGTAGTATCCATCTTCGCTGGGAAGGTGATACCATCTTGTCCGAAACGATTTTTCATAACATGCACCCTAGCGGTATTGTTCAATTTATCTTTTGCTTTTCTACTCAAACTCATAATGAAATCGGCGTTCATTACTTTAGCGTAAGAATCTGCAATTTTATCAGCTTCAATAACCTCACTATCAATTGCTGAACGATTGGTTTGTGATGCTGTCCAAATTGGTATTCCTAACTCACCACTCATTCCTCTTAAATCAATGTACACACCACCTTGCTCAGCGTATGTACTATCCGTTTTGTTTGAATGTGATAATAACAAATCAGCATAATCCACAATAACTAAATCGGGCTTATTACCGGCTGCTATCATCTTTTCTAAGTGAGCTTGAATTGTTTTGGAACTTGCTGCTTTTGGTGGGAAGTATTTGATTTTTAATTTACCTCTTAATTTCTTTAAGGAAATCAATACTTCTTCTTTCTTATCAGATAACTCATGCGATGCTATGTGAGAGAATACCGTATCGTATCTCAAACCAACATACTCTTGCGATAATTCTAATGAGTAGTGTACCACAGTCTTTCCAGCTTTTACAGCTGCTGCTCCTAAAGCACATAATACCCAAGTCTTACCAACACCGGATGGTGCAACTACAACCCCCAATTCACCAGGTCCTAATCCACCATTCATAAGTTCATTGATACATTCCCAATCGGTTGCCACCGTATCTCTTTTTGTTTCATCATATCTTCTTTCAAAGTCTATGAGATAATCCATACCTAAATCAGAATCAACACCAACTTTCATTGCCTTATCAACCAACTCTTTGATTTTATCATAGTTGCCTGATTTTAGTAAATCAATTGATTGTACGATTACATTCTTTAAGTTTTGATTAATACAAAATGCTGTGAACTCATCTTTAATATATTCCAAATCGGTATTACCAATTTGTCCATATACTTCTTTGAGTTGAGTTACGATTGTTTTTTGTAGAGATTGATTATCAAGCTTAGATACTTGAACTTTAAATACATCTAACGAAGGTACTTTATTGTAATCTTTATGGTGCGATACAATTTCATCCACTATCCACTTATTTGCTTCGGACTCAAAGAACTTCTTATGGATTACATCTGAAAGTGTATCCATCATTCGTTCATCCGTAAGCAAAGCAGATATTACTTTGGTCTGAAATGATTGCCCATATTTAGAGAGTGTATCTTCGCTGTGCATAATTTAATTGGTTTACAAATATACAACAATTTAGTGGTTTCACCAAATTATTTTACTATTATATTTGTATAAGTTGATTTTAACCAATCGTTTATATCTTTCCAGTTTTGAAGAATTTTATACTTCATAGCGGCTTTGATAAATTCCATCTTGTCAAACTTTTTATTTGGTTCGGCAAAACGGTCATTAATTTTCAACTTCGTATTTGTATTGATATGTGGTTCTTGCAATTGCATGATTTGTTTATTTCGTAATACATCATTTTTAGCTGCAAGAATATCTTCATAGATTTTAGCATCTCCCCTTCTATCTTCACATATTTGAAAGAACTCATCAAAAGTTATTTCTCTATCTTCGGATAATTCAGGAAATCTTTTAAGAACAGTCTTTAATCCACATCCTTTAACACCAGGTACATTATCTGAATTATCTCCATCCAATGTTCTGAATAGTAAAAGGTTTTGCGGATACATTCCCCATTCTTCTTTAACCAATTCTCTATTGTATAATTTCTTTTTAGTTGGTGAAAATACAAATGTTTTTTCATCTACTAATTGTAAAAAATCTTTATCGGTAGAAACAATGTAACATTCTTCATCTTCTGCTAATACGTGCTTAGCTATGTGTCCTATTACATCATCTGCTTCGATACCATCATATATCATTGTAGTAATTGGTAAACTATCTAATAGGTCTACCAACCATACAAATTGTCTTTTCATTGAAAGTTGCTCATCTTCTTGAGACATCATTTCTGGGTATTGTCTATTAACCCTAAAACGATTCTTACCTCTATCAGCTTTATATCCTTCAAACAATTCTTTCCTACCTTTAGAACCACCCTTACCATCAAAGGTTAAGATAACTCTAGTTGGATTGAATTGGCGGATTTGATACCCGATTGAATTTAATGAACCAATAACTCCACCCGTATGTTCACCATCCTCATTCATAATGGGGTTGGTAGTCCAGCTACGGATGAAGGTATTTAGTCCATCTATGATAAGAACTCTACCATTCCTTACCCTTTGGGCATTAGATTCATGTTCAGATTCTACTTCATTGAGTAATTTTTTGTATAATTCTTTCATATTGTTTTGTAACATTTAATTAATCACCGATTACTTCTGAGTCTGTCACCAAACTATCAGTATCCAATGAATCTTTTTTGTATTGAGAAATTGTTGCTTCACAAATCCTTTTATAGATTTGCTCTTTAACTTCCTGATTAGATTCCAATGTTGTTGGAAAATCTTTGGATTGGAATTTAATCACTTCGCCAGTATCAATATCAGTATATTCATACCAAGCTCCTGATTGTTTCACAATACCATTATCCTTCATTATTGCTAACCAAGCTCCATAGTTATCAATTCCTCTGTCAAAGAAAATATCAAAATCTGCGGAACGTAACGGCGGTCCCATACGATTCTTTACTACTTGACAACGAACTTTAATACCTACGATTCTTTCGTTACCATTTTCTTTTGCTTTAATCGTTCCCATACTCTTTAATCTCAAACGAACCGAAGCATGGAAAGCGATTGCTTTACCACCACTCGTTGTCCAAGGGTCAGAGAAAGGCATTGCGTTCATCTTCTGTCTTAATTGGTTTGTGAAAACCAAAGTGATTTTCTGTCTACCAATAAGGTTTGTAATTTTACGCATTGCTTTGGAAATGATAATTGCTTTATCCGTAGCGTAACCATCCTTACCATAATCAGCTTCCATCTCCTTTTCAGTTGATGCTGCTGCTACTGAATCCACAACGATTGTTACATACT